TCGCCATCCAATAGTTGCCTTCGTTGCTGTTCAGGTAACGATAGGAGCATGGCTTCGTAATCCCCTTGCTCTGCAAGATAAGGATTGTCTGATAATCGTGCAGGGATAAATCTCCTTTTGAATAATGATCTGCCAGCCTTCTCATGTCCTGCTGGATACTTGAGTGCTTCTCCTGTTTCAATATCTGTGGCATCAAACTTCTTTCCGTATGGTGATGGGTCAATAAACATTTTCTTTACCCAATGATGCCCTCTTCCTCCGGGGTTTGTAGTTGCCCTCATAAAAATTGGTAAGTCAGGTGCAGTAGAACGTAAACGTGATCTCATATAATTCCAAGCAAAGGGAGTTGCCCATTGCGTTAACTCATCAAAGCCTATCCAACTAAAAGCTAAACCTTGATATCTTAAAACGTCATCATCTCTATCAAGATAAGACATCCATAATCTTGCACCTGATGGTGCTACCCACTGCATCTTTCGTTCTGACCATTTGATACCAGACCAAATACGTGGGTATATCTCTTGTGACTTATATATAAGTTCTCGTAATTCTTCTGTCGTGTGTCTTAGTAGCAATCCACTAAACTGTGGATGACCCATGTAACGCAGTGGATCAGCTAACATGGCATAACTCTTGCCACCACCTGCACTGCCACCATATAATACTTCTCTTTCACCTGCTGCAAGAAACTCTGTTTGAGGTCCTTCATTTGGTTTAAATATTATATTGTTACGTTCTTCTATATCTAATCGTTCAATTTTTGGTAAATCTACACTCTTAGAATTTTGCACCGGTTCTTTCTTCTTCGATGATCTTCGCTTTTTGGATTGCCTTTTCTGCATAGTCTGCCCACTTGCGAAGGCTTCTAGCTTGGTTCTTACGTTGTTGCTCATGCATTAACCTTTTTCTTAGTCCTACGTGTGATATATATCTGCCTGTTTGTTTGGTTAGCCAATTAGCTACTTCTCTGTACGAATACTGTTTAACGTACCTTCTAGCCATCTCTAGCTTATCTAACTCATTATCTATAGGGTCTAGTACCTCAGAATCCTTTTGGCTCTGTACGTAGCCGAATGGAACAGTACGAGCTATACGAGGTATTTGTATCCATGTATTTTCGTCTTTTAAGTCTGTTGGCTGTGGTAATTTCCATTGTCCAGCAGTCCTAGTCATCTTCATCCTCTGTTTTCTTAGTTGGCATTAACATAACACCACCTGTAGCTTCTACCTGCATCTTCTCTGTTTTCACTAAACCTGTTCTATCTAACAACTCTTTTGCTGCTGCCATTTTGTCTCTAATACCTAATTCTGTAGGATCAGTTAAACCACCTACCATAGCTACAGCGGCTCGTGGTGCATTTCTACTCATATATAATTGTGTAGCTTCCATGATCTCTTCTTTCATAGATTTAACTATATCAGAGGTAGACGTACCATCTGCATATCCTGCAAGTTTTTTAGCAGTCACAACATCACCACCTGCTTGGTCAAATAAAACCTGCAAGAAAGTTTGTTGCATTTCCGTTAACTGTTTACTCATGCTGGTATTTCCTTAATCATTTGCTTGTCAACACGATCTATGAGACGTTGTGCTCTGTTAGGTGTCTGACGATACCAATTACTGTCTTGCATCTCATCTGCCATCTTTGCCCAATCTAAGTCCTCTACTGCAGCAATCATATTTTTAAATTTGGACAATCTAGGTCTACCTAATTGAAAACACATATTAGCTAATACTCTTTGTATATCTTCAGGTAGATTATTAAATTGCGAAAAGAGTAGGTTACAATCTTTTATAGTTGTTTCTATGTCTTTCGCAAACCAATCATTTATTTGTTCGTGTGATATTCTAGTTCCTACAGGCTTATCATAAAACTCTTCATCCCATTCAGTAATAAGGTGACCTATTCCCCCGGTTAAATGTCCAAGTGAACAATGGTACGTTTCATATTTAACACCTTCATCATTTGCTATTTCATCTTGTAGTCTAATTAAGTTCATTTCTTACCTATAATTTTCATTGCTTGTCCTGCACCCTTAATACCAAATGATGCACTGATTGCTATAAATAAAAGATATTGATACCACTCAGGAAGTGTATTCAATACTTCAAAGCCTACTCTTACGTATTCTGTCATGCTAGGTATGAATACGAGTATAGCAGGTAAAAGTAAAACTGTCAATGCAAATTCGTCTTTCCAGCTATTATCTGTAGCATCTGCCATAGACTTCTCCCACTGTACTTCGCCTGTAGCTACCTTCTCTGCTACTGCTGCTTTAGCTTTAGCCTGTGCAACTTTAGCCTGACCATCGGCTTTGACCTTCTCTACCTTACTAGTCATCCACGAACTAGCTAGATTTGCTATAGGTCCTATGAGTGCTGTAAACATTATTAGCTCCTATTAAATCGTGAGTCTATCCAACACTTGCCATAGTACAAGATAAATAACCATATTGTAAACAGAACTCCTTCTATATAACTAAGCTCATTCCATGCATCTAATATTGTACTGTCCATTATAGTCTCCTTGTACCTTCTTTAACTTGCTGTGCTCTTAATGATGCAACGTGTTTCGCATAAAACCAATTACCTACTTTTAATATTGGTTTAGCTATACCCAAGTATATCCAAAATAGTTTTAGTTTCATCTGAACCTTGCCGTTTTCTTTGCAATCGTTTTTGGCTGTTTAGAAAACTGTTTACCTGCTCTATTTGCTTTTCGCTTAGCAGCCGAACTGGCTGAGTATTCTGCACTAGATAAAGCTTTAATCGCCGCCGCAGGGAGATAACGCTCACCGGTTGCTTTATTCCCTTGCGTACTAGGTTTACCACTTTTAGTTGTCCATTTTTGTTTAGTCCAATTTGCTAGTGACCTTTGTGACGGTTTCATAAGCTTCCTTTATCTCTTCTATTGTTCTGTTGCATCCTATACATATATCATCTTCTAACTTACATATGCCGATGCATGGACTACTTGACTGCATCCTGTAAACTCTTCATAACATCATCAATGTTTGGTTCTTTACTATTAGGATTATATATACATTGATATTGTCTAGGACATCCTATTCGTTTATCTGTAAACTCTATTTCAAATGTCCTACCTGCACCTTGATATATACAAGCTAGTCCACCTTTATAGTGTAGCATCTTCTTACGTAAACATCTAGTGTACTGTGGTTCTTTTATTTTACCCTGATGCACTTTTTGTTTGTACGTATATTCTTTAGCATAAGACTTACTTGTAAATACACTTGCTAGTAATAATAAAAATCCACCTATAACTAATACTAAGAATAACCATCCAATGCCTTCACCAATTTGTCTTCTTATTTGTTGCTGTTTATATATAGTAGCCTGTCGTTCTTTTCTTATCTGACCTTCCATCTGAAGAAGCTCATCATAAGCTCCCGGTCCTTGTGTCATGTTTAGAAACATCTTGAGTTCATACCTCTGTTCCTCAAGTTTCTTTTTGGCAGAGTAAGCCTGTAGTGCAGTAGCTTCAATACTTCCACCACCAAACACTTTACCAAACACTCCGGGATTCTTCGCTTGTTTCTCTGCGTTGTCAACATCTGATGCTGCTCCCATCCATCTACTTATATCGCCTGACATTTGTTCTAGGTCTCTACCTACAGCGAATCCCTGCTTTATAGCTGAGAAGGCTTTAGATGCAACACCTACTGCAAGTGATATAGTTACTGGGTCCATTAGTTTTTCCTTGTTGGTTTGCAGTACGCAGTTATCTGTAAATTAGCTCCTTCTTTTTGGGGTATAGAAGGTTGTTTGTTTAATCGTTCTGCAAAATATAAACACCTATTAATATCTTTAAAGATTTGTGTTTGGTCTATGACTTTTATTCCCATCATAAACACAAGTACAAACTCAATCATTACCTTTCTCTGCTACCACTTCTTCATGGCACTCACAGTTACACTCTTCACAATCACATTCATAACATTCACAAGTATCGCATCTATCCTTTTGCATTGTCATGTTTCCTTTTTAATTGTTCTTTCGCTTTCTTTGCAAGGGCTGCTTGTTCTGTCTTCCCAGATACCTTGGCTCGTTGTTCGAGTACAGTAAGGATTTGTATTTTTCTAGCATACGGTTTATTAATCTTTTTAACTTTAGATATCGTAGCTTTAGCATCCGATACGGTAGCAAACTTAATGCTAACAGTGTCCTTGGGGTTTTCATCTGTATACAGTCTCCTGTCAGAACCTTTAGGCTTCTTACCTGTACCTAACTTAGGGTCTGGTTTCTTCTTGTTCGCCATTACCCTCTGTATCCACCACCTGCTGCTTTGTAGGCTTTGGCAGTCATTTGTGCTTTTCTGGCTGACCATTGACCGGGAGCACCTCCCTTACCACCTGCTTTGATTCTGTTGAATATCTTCTTACGCATGGTTGGCTTAGTGTAATTCCCTGCAGCATTGACTGTACTCCCACCTTTGTTTAGTTTTATTGTAGACAAAGACTTGGCTTGACCTGCGTGTAGCTTAGATGCTTTCTTTAATCCTTTAACTACCTTTTTTATTACTTTTTTTGCCCTGACTGCCATTATTATCCTCGTATAAATTATTAAAAGTTACTGATGGGTCTAAGTAAGATTCATGTGACTCTGCTGAGTGTGTCCACTGTGACGGTGCAAAATCAGGTGCTCCTTCTCCTGTAACCCACAGAGCAGGAC